ACAAGTGGCAAGTCCCGCAAGACGACGGACGGCAGCAGGTACAAGGCGCTGGGGAACAGCTTCGCGGTGCCCGTCGTCCGCTGGATTGGGGAGAGGCTGCAACTTGTGTCCGAATTGGAGGAGCAGAGTGGAGAATCAGAACTACCGAAAGGCCCGTGAGGAAGCGGGCGTGAAGGCCGAGAGGGCTGCTGCTGAGCTGGGCGTGAGCATCACGACCCTGTTCAACTGGGAGCGTGGCGACACGAATCCCGACGCCGACAAGGTGAAGGACATGGCGAGGATGTACAACGTCACGTCCGACTACCTGCTGGCTATGGACTAACGCTGGCGCTGGTGTATTCAGAACGAATACATCTGCCACGTTTGCGCGGACGGCAGGGCGTCCCGACGGGCGCACGCCATGCGGCCGGTCGGTTGGTTCGTGGCCGACCCGCGCCCACTCACACTGGCGCACCGCATGCAACGGAGGTCAGCTCCCCGCGCGCACCAATCGCCCACCTCCTTTCAGGCGAGAGCGCGGGTTCGAGTGTGCGATCAGTCACCGCACGGCAGAGACGGACGTGACGCGTGCGTCCATCGGGGCGCCCTGGCGCCGCAATCGGGGTCGGCTGGCGGGTCCAGCCTGCCGAGGAAACGACAAGACGGGAGGTGAGTACACGCATGTGTGACGCAATCGAGCAGTTCGCCGCCGCATGGGCGCTGAAGCAGCTCGTGGACAAGGCCGTCAAGACGGGCGTGAGCGGCAACCTGCGCGACCAGGTGAACGACCACTACCGCCGCCTCTACGAGCTGGACGGCGAGCGCGGCCACGACCTTATGGTGAACGGCGAGAAGGTCGGCAGGTACACGTTCGCCGAGCGCAAGGGCGAGGCGGCGCGGACGGAGCGCACGGTGCGCGCGTTCGACTACGCCGCCATCCTCGCGGACGAGAACGAGGACTTTAGGGCGTACTGCGAGCGCTACCTGCGCAACCACATCGGCGAGCTCGCCGAGCAGTACGTCCGCGAGACGGGCGACATGCTGGACGGCGTGAGCGTGGTGGACGAGGAGGTGCCCGCCACGCCCGCGACGGTCGCGGCGAACGGCACGCCGTCGGGCATCACGCCGCAGAGGGTGGCGGACGCCATGGGGCCGCTCCTCGCGGACGGCATGGGAGACGTGATACGCGGGCTGCTGGGCAGCTAGACACGACACGACAAGGAGGTGCCACATGGGCGTTCCCGTCCTGATTATGGGTCCGTCCGGCACGGGCAAGACGTACTCGCTGCGCAACCTGCCCAACGACGGCTACGGCCTCATCGAGGTCGAGAAGACCATGCTGCCGTTCCGCGGCGGCAAGAAGTTCGCGCGGACCAAGGACTTCGCGCGGCTCCGCGCGTACATCCAGAAGTACGCGGAGCACTACCCGATCGTGGTGGTTGACGACATCGGCTACGCCGCGACCGACCTGTACATCAAGCACATCGACGACCGCGACCAGTACGCAATCTACAAGCTCATCGCAGCGGAGATGTACAACACGTTCGAGTTCATCAACGACCTGCCGCAGGACGTAATCGTCTACGTGACTATGCATACGGACAGCGACGCAATGAACAACATCATCCCCAAGATTATGGGGAAGATGGTCAACGAGAAGATTGACCTGATGGGGATGCTCAACGTTGTCATCCTCTCGCAGCTCGTGGACGACGAGTACCGCTTCATCGTGAGCGGCAAGCCGCCCGCGAAGTCGTGCGGCGCCTTCGAGGAGCCGGTGCTGTCCAACGACCTCGCGGTGGTTGACGCGGGCCTGCGTGAGTTCATGGGGTGGACCAACGGCGGCGGTGAGGGCGATGCGTGAGCGCAAACGCTACCTCGTGCGGTGCTTCAAGCAGGCGCACATGGAGGGTGACCCACCGTCCAAGCTGATTGCCAGCATCCCGTACGGGAGCGCCGAGACGGTGGCGGTGAGCGCGCGTCAGGCGATTAACAACGTCAGGTACCGCCTGCTCGGCGGCGTCTCGCAGTACTGGACGGAGCAAGTACGCGACGAGGTCTGGTACTTCGACTTCGAGGTGACCGAGCTTGCGCCTGCCTAGTCAAGAGACGGTGCTGGCGATGATACGCGCCTGCACGGACAGACACGCCAACCTCGTGTCAGGCGGCTGCGCGGACGACGTGGCGCTGGACAGGACGTGGGACGCATACGTGTGCGCCCTCACGCAGTCGTCCACCCATTGCTTCGACCCGCGCGACCGCCTTTTCGAGAACAAGCTGAGGACGATAGTCCAGAAAGGAAACGACAATGCCCCGCAAGTTTAACTGGAACCAGATTCAGGCAACGACCGACAACGGCGGCACCTTCGAGAAGCTGCCCGCAGGCCCCTACGTCTGCCGCATCGTGGAGGTGGTGGACGAGCCGAGCCGCGAGTACGTCAACATCGTGTTCGACATTGCCGAGGGCGAGCACGCGGGCTTCTTCTCCGACGACTGGGGCAAGAGCCACCCCTACGCCCACCAGCTCAAGCTGTCCTACAAGGAGACGGCGCAGGGGCCGCTCAAGGGCCGCCTGGAGGCCATCGCGGCGTCCAACCCCGGCTTCGACCCGTTTGCCGCGTGGGACGCCGACCGCCTGGACATGTTCACCAACCGCCTCGTCGGCGTCAACGTCCAGTACGAGGAGTACGAGCGCCAGGGGCAGGTGCGCGAGCGCATCTTCGCCTTCTCGCCAATCGTCCCCGCGCAGTCGGTGCGCGACGGCAAGGTCCAGCCCCGCGAGACGCGCCGCCTCAACGGTGGCGTCGGCAAGGTCGGCGGCGGCCGCGTGGTGACCTCGCAGCCTGTCGATGACATCGACATCCCCTTCAACTAGGCGGCTCTGGGCGGCGGGCATCGCGACTCGCTCCCGCCGCCCGCACATTAGGAGAAGCCTATGGACAGAAAGACACTGACCGAGGACACGAGGCAGCAGAAGGGCAAGCACGAGAACAAGAACCGATGGTGGGCCGCTCACGGCGTCACCGTCAAGAGGGCCAAGGTGGACTTCGGCGACTACGTCACCGACGGCTCGAACGTGTCCATCGACACCAAGCGGAGCATTGGCGAGGTGGCGATGGACTGCGGCAAGGACCACGACCGCTTCGCGCGCGAGATGGAGCGGGCGCGGGAGGCGGGCTACCGGCTGGTGATACTGGTCGAGGTCGGCGCGCCGTACCGCACGCTGGACGACGTGGCGAGGTGGACGAACGACGCCTGCAAGCGCTGCGAGCGATACCGCAACCTGCTGTGCGACCCACGGGCGAACAACAGGTGCCAGAAGTACAGGCGCAAGCCCATGCAGGGGCCGACGCTGATGAGGATAATGCGCGCGATGGAGGAGAACCACGGCTGCGTGTTCGAGTTCTGCCACCCGATGCACAGCGCCATGAGGATTTGCGAGCTGCTGGGGGTGGAGTATGAGCGATAGCGAGACCCTGTCCGAACTCGGGCAGGCGGCGGTGTGGTACTGCGAGAACGGCTTCGCGATCATCCCCATCGAGCCGAAGGGGAAGCGACCCTACGCACCGCTGACGCCGCATGGGCTCAACGACTGGTTCGATGACCCCGAGGACGCGCGCAAGCTGTGGTCCATGTACCCCGACCTCAACGTGGCGATAGTCTGCGGCACGCCGTCGCACGGCACCATCACCATCGACGCCGACGAGGACGACGAGGAGGGCACGCACGGGCTGGACACCCTGAGCGACTGGGAGGACGTGCACGGCGAGCTTCCCGCCACCGCCACCGCGATAACGGGGCGCGGCGGGCTGCACTACCTCTACCGCACGGGCAGGACGAACATCCGCCCGAGCGTCAACCACGAGCTTGGCGTGGACATCCGCAGCGACGGCAGCTACATCGTGGCGCCGCCATCGGTCCACCCGAACGGCAACTGCTACCGCTGGATGGACGGCTGCGCCCCATGGGAGCGCGAGGTGGTCACGGCGGACGAGAACGTGTACGACCTCATCGACCACGTCCAGCGCAACGGCGGCACCGACGACGGCCAGCGCCAGCAGCCAGAGAAGTTCCAGCTGCCAGAGCGCATCAAGAAGGGCGAGCGCGACAACACGCTCTACAGGTACGGCTGCAGCCTGCGCGGGCAGGGGTACCGCGACGACGTGATACTCGCGATGCTTGAGAAGGCCAACCGCGACCGCTGCACCATGCCGATGGAGCAGTGGGAGGTGCTGCGCATCGCGAACAGCGTGTGCAAGAAGGGGCCCGGCCACGACGGCGAGGGCAGCTACCGCGACGAGGGGCCGTCCGTCGGTGCCCCTGGCGGCGGCAGGCAGAGGGACGACGCCAGCGGCGGGGTCCCGTTCCGCAACAGCAAGGGCAAGATAGTCCATAACCTGCTCGCCGACCACATCGTGGACGTGAACCTGGCGCGGCGCATCGACGGCGCCCCCGCCGTGTGGAACGGCCACCGCTGGGAGTTCGGAAAGGCGGCGGTAAGCCGCGTGGCCATCTCCCACGCCAAGGACGTGACCATGGCGACGCGCAACGAGGTCTTCTCCTACCTAATGGCGATAGCAGAGGACCATTCGAGCGACACCGACTTCGACGGCGGTTACTACGTCCAGTTCGCCAACTGCACCTACGACGTGCTGAACCAGCAGAAGGTCGAGCCGCGGCCGGAGATGCTCATCACGGCGACGCTGCCGATAGCGCTGGACACGGAGGCGCCGCCCGGTGACGCGGACCGATTCATAGAGTCCATCTCCGCTGGGGACGAGCCGACGGCCCTAGTCCTGCAGGAGATCATCGGCGCGTGCATGTGCAACAGGCGCATACTCTCGCAGTCGCCCATGCTCATTGGCCGCGCCCACGGCACATCGTCCACTGCGAGCAACGGCAAGTCCACCTACATCAACGTCATACGCAACGTGCTCGGCAGCGAGAACGTGAGCTCGCTGGACATCGCCACCCTCGGGCAGCGGTTCCAGGCGGGGCGCATCGTGGGCAAGCTGGCGAACCTCGGCGACGACATCCCAGACGGGTTCCTGCGCGGCGAGGAGCTGTCCACCTTCAAGAAGCTGGTGACTGGTGACCAGATATACACCGACGTGAAGAACGGCGACGGGTTCGAGTTCCGACCGAGCGCGACAATGGTGTTCTCGATGAACGCGATGCCGCGACTGGCCGACACGACGGACGGCGTGTTCCGCAGACTGTCCTTCGTGCCCTTCAGGCGCCGTTTCTCGCCCTCGGACGAGGACTTCGACCCAAACATCATCGAGCGCCTCACGACGCCGGAAACGCTGCGCAGGTTCGCCGTGCTGGGCCTCTTTGCGCTGCCCGGCCTCATACGGCGCGGCACCCTCTCCGCCATCCCAGACATGGACGCGGAGATAGAGACGGTGCGCATAGACAACAGCATCGTCCGCAGGTGGCTGTTCGACGAGAACCTGACCAGGGACGAGCTTGTCGGGCGCACGACGCAGGAGGTGTTCGAGCAGTTCAAGTCGTGGTGCGAGGCGAGCGGGGAGAGGTACATCCTCAACAAGACCTCGTTCTCCAAGGAGCTGCTGGCAACGGTCGGCAACATGAAGTCCGCCGTCCTGCTGTCCGAGCGCTACGGGAGGAAGATGAGGACGTACGTGGGCTGCTAGGGCGGCAACGTCGCAGGGGTCCATCCGTTGCCTGGTGTTGCCGAGCGTATGCGCAGGTAATGGCGCGAAAACGATGGCATGGCAACACGGCAACGTGGACCCATACCCTGATGGCGAAAACAAGGCATATGCCAAGGACAAGAATTAAAGAGGAATACGCGCGCGCGAGTGCCGTTGCCGACCACCACCGCCGGGATGGACTCTGCGGCGCGCCGTGATGCCCATGGACAAGCAGACAGAGCGCCGCGTAGTGCGGCTGCGCGCCTGCGGCGTCAACAGCGCCGAGGTCGCGCGCCGCTGCGGCGTGAGCAGGCGTGACGTTAACCGCGTCATGCGGGAACAGACCAGAGACAAGAGAAAGCGAGGGGGTGCGTGATGGATGGAGCTACCCACGGAGCTAAGCATCTGCGGCGTGAGGTACGTCATGGCGGACTCTGCGCCCGACCTGCCGCCGATGGAGCGGTACTACACAATCGCCGAGCTGTCCGAGCTGACGGGGCTGTCAAAGGGCGAGCTGAGCGCCGCCGTCCGACGCCGAGAGATGACATGTATATGCCCAAACGGAGGAACACGCTACCGTCGCGTCGCAGAGGGCGAGTTCAGGCGGTGGCTTGCGAGCAAAACGCTGGCGACATCGTCTACGGATTCGTAGTCGTGCTGGTGATACTCGCGATCGCCGCATTCGTGGGGAGCGTGGACTACCAGTCGGAGCAGGCGGCGCTGCAAAACTGGCACGAGCAGAACGGGGTGATGGTCGATGACTAACGCGCTTGTGGACGACGTGCCGCGCGCGGCCATAGAGGCGATACGCGAGATGCGGGAGCACGTGGCCGCAAACGGCCTCGGCGCGGCGTACGCCACGGACGATGCCGGTGTGCGGCACTGCGCCATGCGGTATGGCCGCAACCTGCTGGAGCTGCTGCGCGAGAGCGGCGTGGACCACGTGAACGTCGGCGTGAGCAACGGCTGCGGCGTGCCCGCAATCAGCGTCATGGGCATGGTGGGGACGCGCGTGGTGTTCTCCGAGATAGTGGTCGGGGACGACATCGAGCGCGTCTAGTGATGTGAGAGGAAGGTGGACGATGTCGTCTGTTGACATTGCTGCCCGCAAGCGCGGCGACATGGAGATGGAGAAGCTGAAGGAGCTTCTTGACAAGAACGGCATTGACTGGGAGCAGAGTGGCACCATGAGCCTTGTGACGTTCGACGGTCCCAACGGCCAGTGCATCGCGTTCCCGAGTCAGACCTACGACGGCAAGATGTGCCTGAGCTACACCACGAAGGCATGGTGCGATACGGCTGAGGAGGCACTGAAGCTGTGCGGGGTTCTCGATGGCTAGGACATATCCCATGACCGTCAAGGACGGCAAGGTGTACGCCGAGGTCACATTGCGCGACGTTGTTGAGCGTTGCGACGTGTCGGACTTGCCGATGCTCACCGAAATCAAGCGCCTTTATGACGAGAACGACAAGCTCAAGGACTTCTGCTGCGAGCTGCTTGACAACCTCATGCCCGAGATTTGCGCAAAGGCGTACTGGTGCCGCGACAAGGACTGGCGCAAGTGCGAGGACCACGAATGCGGCAACTTCACGTTCGTGATCATCGCACGCGAGCTGGGAATAGAAGTCTGATTTGGGGAGGGGAGTGACGCCAATTGAGCTACGACATCCGCTGGTGCGTCCAGACGGTGATGCCGGATGTCGAGGGCGACTGCCACGCCGTCGTGCATATCCCAGAACTGGACTCGCCAACCTACAACTACCGCAAGATGTTCGTCGCATGCATGGACTGGGACTACAGTCAGAGCGAACAGGACGCAGACGGCAATTGGCATCCAGCTTACTACCCGATGGTCGAGGTGGTGCCGAAGCTCAAGCGTGGCCTACAAGAGTTGCGGGAGCACCCAGAGAGGTACAG